TCCAACTATGTACAATTTCACGGTAGGCGCACCATAGCTTAAAGCTTAACCTCCAACGTAGTCTACTCACACCCCTGAAACCCTTTACAGGTGCAAAGTTCGGGCGATCGTAGTAGTTCACTTCCGGGAAGCTTAAGTCCGAATCCACACTTATGCTGTACCCCCTCATGAAGGACTTTTGTGTTTGTGCTTCAAATAGTTTCACTGCTTTGTCGATTCCTTCGCAGTAGCACTCGAACACCGGTTGAGGATTGGACCGGTAGTAAACTTCTGACCCATCACCGTGCGGGGATCCGTACCAAAATTGGTATGTTTTCATGCAAGGTTGGCTCATTCCTCCAGGAATCGATCCGCCAGAGCAGCTGCAGCATCGTCTGCCCTTTTCGCTAGTTCCCTCAGTTCGAAGTCAAGAAGTGCATGAGGTCCACTCTCCCGGATAAGGTGGAGGTAAATTTCCGTAGCCAGGTCCATGTAACGTTCGTCGGTGAAGCTTGCCATTTTGCTTAGGGTGCAACAAAGGTTGGGGTGTTACCAGTGGATGAGCTACAAACGGGTCTTACAGGGGGCCTCAACGGTTCACTTGGTTAACAAGAACAACAATTAGCCAACCGACAAGGATAATTGTAACTAAACCTAGGGGGATAATAGTTGGCAGGAATACTTGCCACCAATGCCAGCTAATGTAGCCGGTTAGCTTTAGACCGATAAACAGAATCTGGAGCATTCCGGTGAATGAAATACCGCCAGAAGTGGAAGATGAAGATGAAGACATTTGTTTAGGGTGCGGATTGTTTAGGTGGGACAGGAGCCGTATCAGTGCCCCTCAAACTCAACAATGGGGTACAAAGTGCCACCGCAAAACCCATTAACAAAGGCAAACAGGAAAATGGCGTGTGGGAACATTAAGCTGCCGAGTGCCCCAATGCAGGGAGTGGCTAGAAGGTTGAAATAATTGAGTCTCATGGCCGAGTGGTTGTGTGTCTTTGCGAAGTTACTGCGGAGAGCTAACGCCGAAAAGGTGAAGACCAGAAAGCTCTTGATACCACCACGTAGATAACGAGCGTGGATGTAACACCGATGAGACCTAAAAAGGTCACAAGGTTTCCACTAAAGTCTAAAGTGTCAGGCATTGCAGGGAAGTTGGTTGGGGTAGCGTTGCGAAGCAGCCTAGAAACGATCAAGAACGAACTTAACCTCTTGTAAAGAGGTGGTGTTGGGGTCCACAAACTCAGCGTAGACGTAGTCTACAGGCAATTCCATCTCAGATGCAAACTCTTCGCAGAGTGCAAATTTAAGCTCGTCTTCCTTCTGAGCTTTATCCTCAAAGAGGTCAAGGGTGGACTTTTTCACAGTCGGTTGCGTAGACTGAAGTAACTATAGCGGTTATGCGCCGCAGAAACAAGCCGGGAAACCGCCCCAGAGAAAAGGGGAATCCACCCCTTGCCTCCAGGTCGCAGGAGCCAAGGGCTAGTGATCAGAGATCGTCGCAGCGGTTTCTCGATGCTTCACGCAGAGAAATCTCAGTCTCACACTCGTAAAGCCTTAACAAAACGTCCATGTTCAACTTAGCTATCGCCGTCGGGTTCAATCTTTCGGAAAATGATTCGTCCGGCGAACACCTCGATTCCGAGCGTGTCTCCTTCTGACCAACCAACTGCTTGAAGGATCTCTTCAGGGAAGTCAAGAACGAGGTTATCATTGTCATCGGAGGAAAGTTTCGTTGTAAGGTTATCATTATTATGCTCAAGCATTGTTTTCGATAATTTGAAGGTCCAACTTAGGGTTAATCATGAGGAGGTCATTTCTCATATTTTGTAGTTTGCTTCTGTACCGGGAAGTTGACGGCCACTCTGCATGTGTCTTCACTATCTGGTTTCCCTCGATTTCAACCAACTTTAGGACACCTGGTGGGAAGTTTCTTGGTGGAATCATTTTATGCCATGGCTGACGGACCAGGCCATCGCGGCTTGCAGGTCTACTGAAGCCGAGGGTTCGTGCAGCCAGCGCTCATTGGATGGTACTGCAGGCGATGCCCACTCGTGCAGAATTCCCTCTGCAGGCCGAATCTCAGCCTTTTCGACACCTTCGCCATTCTCATGCAGAGAGCGGGTTGCACTGGCCACTGTGAAGAACTTCTTGCCTTTCACGTTCCATCCGAAGCCATCCCACACTCGGCCATCAACACGAACAACCAGATACATAATAGTTCTCGAGTAGCTGGGACTAGCTTAGCGTTGCGACACGCCGGTAAAGGCTCACATTCCAAGGTAAGCTTGAAGGAGGTATTGGTCCGTAAGAACCGCGTCAGAGATGCCCTGAATGCGATTGGACAGTGCGACTAGGCGGGGGTCTCCATCGATTCCCTCAACAAACTCGAAGAAAAGGGCCAGGGTGGCGCTCAAGGACATTAAAAAGTCAAGGGAAAGTTCGGCCAGGAAGCGGCAGTCGTAGTTCTGCATTGAGATTCCAGGGCCGCTGAAGAGTGCGAAGTCAGGATTGTGCTGAAAGGCTCTTAGGCTCTCTACAAGGCCATCAGTTTGTTTTGAAAGGTCTGTGTAAATTCTCTCGAAAAGAAGGTGGCACTCGTAGAAGTTTGGCCCCCTTACGTTCCAGTGCGACATGCGACTTACAATTATCGCGTCATTAAGTGCCTTAAAGGTCTTATTTGCATATACCGTGAAATTTTCTTCCATTGTGTTCCAGTGACTCGACTAAGTTTTACCCCCTTTTCTGTGTGGTGGGAACGGTTCACACCCCCAGGAAATCAGTACTTAATTGTCCAGTCTCCCTTCGACCCCTTCATTATTTCAAAGTCAAACTTTTTGGGCTTTTCAGAGTCCGTGTTGTCAAAGAATTTACCGGAGAAGGACTTTCCGTCGGGGGACTGTAGGTAGCTGTTACTTGCGTTCGGGGGATTTCCGTCTTTGTCCGTAACATTTGACACACCGTCGAGGTAGACAGAGGAAATTACCTTTTTAAGGAAAAGCTCTATCTTGTTTGACATGTTGCCCGTTTCGGCAAAGCTGAGATCAAAGTCGAGTTCGCTGAAGCTGAGACCCTCGCCGCAAGAGTCGTGGAGAAGCTTTTCTGCCTGGACTTCAAGGATGCTGTCTTTCGCGGGCCAATCCGAATCCTGAGTGTAAATTAGACGCTCAACAACCTCGGAAAATTCCTCGTAGGTTTTCTCAGAGAGTGTGACACGGTTGAGTAGATTCAAGAGTGACACAGAACCGTCGGAGTAGTCGTGGGAGAGGCCCTCAACGTAGCTGTTCGGAATAGAAGCAAGGTCCCCCCTCGAAGCTTCCCACAGCATATCTGCTACTTTTCTTGCGTTATTCTCAAAGTTTTCGTCCCTTGCGAACGAGGGATTGCGGTCCATGGCCATTATCGGTTGAGTGATTCTTACAGATTATTTTACCCTTTGCCCCCCTTTTTTTTAGACACTCAAAGTGTACCAACCTTTATCCCACAGACTATCCAAGTCGGAGAATATCCGAGCATACTTCTTTCCGCACGCGTCAAGGCTGTACTTTGCTGCCGAAATCTCGTATATCCTCTTGCGGTCCAGGCTCCCTGCGCTTTGCAAAGCATTCACCCAATCTTGGAGAGTGTGACATCGAAACCCGGTAACACCCTCGATAACGGTCTCTGTGAAAGCACCGTAGTCGACGGAGACTAACGGAGTACCGCATAACATTCCTTCGACTCCGGAACCGCCAAACGGCTCTGTAAAAATAGTTGGCATTAAGCAGGCACGTGCGTTTCTCAGGAAAGTACTACGTTCTTTGCCCTTAAGTGGTCCTACGTACTCAATATTAGGGTGTTCCCAGGGTGTTGGGTCTCCTTGGCCAGCTAGGCGGATTTTCCACGGGCTGTAGTCTGCGAGTGCCTTGATTGTGTCAAGACCTTTCAAGGGGGTTATTCTTCCCAGGAACGCGAGATAGTCGCCGCTTTCGAATGAGGGTTCCCACTCGCTTGTGTCAAAATAATTGGGAATAACCCACTCGTAGTTCTCACCGTTTCGTCCCTCTTTCCCTTGGTGATAGTGCATCCAGGCGTATGATTCAAAGATTTTTTTCGTTCCAACCAGGGTTGTAGGGTAGCCAATACCGGTTTCAACGTGTGTGTTGGACGGGAACTCACTCAGTAGGGTCGAATGGGCGTGGCCGAAGGGGTGGCAGATAATGTCGCGGGGTTTTACACGGTCGTGAAGCGAGGGAATTAAACGAGACTCGAATAGTCGGTGACCCTCTGTTCCAATTGTGGCGTCGTCTCCGTGGAAGCTCCGGTTGTCGCGGTTGCCGTATAATCTGTCAAATTCATCTGCCGTTAGCATTGTCACATGCTCAGAGGCGTTCGCCTCAGAACCGTAGTTGGAATACTCAATAACATTGTAACCCTGTACCATCATCATTTTCGGAAAGCGCATAGCCTTTCCGGTGAACGCGCAGTGGCTATATTGTTGGGTGGGCAGGGTGTGAAAAATTCCGATGAGGTGGAGAGTTGGTTTCATTTTATTTATGGTGTTACCCCTATAGAACTAGTATAGCGTAAACCTGCGGACGTAAAGAATTTACGGGAGGGTAGGGTTTTATGCGCTTGTCGACCCCTGGACGATCGCCGCAATCTGGGCTCGGGTCAGATCAGAGGCGGGCTATTGCGGTAGGGATGACTGGAGGGCAAATTGGCTTGAAGCCCCCACTCGTGCGCGAGGTATCCTTCAATATTCAAAACATCTTGGAGAGTGGGCAGAAAAAGCGTAATTATCACCTCTGAAAGTTTCCCCCGCCAGCCCCGGTTGGTTTCGGCTCTGTCATTCCCTATCCACATTGTGCTTTTGTTGGCATTCATTGTAACCTTGTCCGCCCACAAAAATGGGGACGAAATCGTGGGCAGCGGGGTTGTAATGGGATCGTTGCCATTTAGGGAGACCTGACGCGCCCCAAACCACTGGTTTGAGACCTCCGTAAGAAAAAGATCATTATTCCCAGAGAACGGAAATGACAGTATTCCGCTGTAACCTGTAAACGGATTTGGGCCTTCCCACTGAGCAACACCAAAGCTTCTGACCGGGTTAAATGCTGCGCCCGTCCAGGTCATCCTATTGTTATTGATCGCGGCTCCCCAATTCATCGTGGGTCGATTATTGAGCCCGTTTGCAACATAGGTTGGTCGCTGCGTAGAAGTTGCAGTGACATGTCGCCCACCGCCGCTCTTGTCTCGCCAGTCGGTGACTGCGCTGGCGGTCACCGTTGTGTAAGTGGACGGGTCGGCGGCGGTGAGCCAAACCACAGACGTGCCAAACACCGTAGGGGTCCAGCGGGTACCGCCCCCGCTGGGGGGCCTTCTCCGTTGCACAGTAATCACTGGTCGCACCTCGCGGTTAGGTTTTCCATCGGCAGGGGTGATCCAAGGGGGTGGAAGACGTATTCCATCACTGCTCGATTGCATTAACCCAACCCGAAATGGTCTCCCCTGTTTCAGGGTTAACTCCGGCCATTTTGCTGAAAGGCCAGTCGTCTATGTTACCGGACTCTCCTGCTTCTTCAATTGTAGCGTATAATTGTGCAAGACGTGCGTCGTTATGAAAAGACGCTTGAAGCAACCTTTCATGACGTTCAATTAAGGATACGTAGTGATCCAAAAGATTATTGGCGGCCACCTGCTCTTTTGCGTAGTTTAGCTTTTCGGTGTAACCGTTCTCCTGAGGCCACAATTGAGCGTTGTTTTGATCAGCGTACCCCTTGGCCAGTGCCCTCAGCTCAGCTTTGCTGCGTCGCTTAAGCGTTCGGGTCTCTTCGTACGTCCCTTGAGGGTGGCCGACTGGCGGTTTCGGGGAAATAGGATTTAAAGCTCGACCGCTATTTTCACTGTCAACAAAACGCAACTCAGTGTCAAATGGCGCTGCAAAAAATGGAACTACCCTAAAAAACTCCTCATTAAAGTCATGAACCTCGCCTCTGAGGGTGGGCCAACGATTCCCGCTAGGGTTGTTGATTTGCCCATTGCTAACGTTCACAAATAAGGCAACGCTCTGGCCTTCATCTGGGCCGTCGGAGAAGTACTCGACGCCAGTCGTAGGATTGATAGTAGTGTTCATGAGATCAGGTGTAACGAATGGTTGCGGTGAAAATGTGACCGGACGACCCGGTGCCAATCTGAACTAGGTCGACGCCTAAAGTGTCCCCGGCGACGAGAGTTAAAGGCGGTGCAAGGGTGCCACTAACGTCTACGTATATGCCCGTGGTTGCAGGTAAAGATGCGTTAGCTGTGAGTAGGTTGGTTCGAGTACCACTGCGACGGGCGTAGAACATCGCCTGACTGCTGCCACTGGTTGATGGCGCGGTGGGATTAAGCTCCCAAAAAGCACCCGCCACAGTACAAGAACGTTGCACTGTCGTCTCAACATAGTTGGTAGCAGGGGTGGCGGTTTCGCCTTTGTTGCTGATAACAAACTTAAGGGTGTCGGTGAACTGCAGGGAACCAGCGTTGATTGAGAGGCTGCCTCCCAACGCGGCTCCAGCAGGTGAACCAGCGTTGTTGTAAATTACTTGACCCGTGGAACCGGCGATGGGGCCAGTTGCCCCCGTGGCTCCATTTGTCCCCGCCCCTGTTGCCCCAGTAGCCCCAGCTACTCCAATGCCTGTCGCCCCCGTGGCCCCCGTGACCCCGCCTATTCCCACCCCGGTTGCACCAACAGCCCCAGTTGCTCCAATCGTTCCTGCTACTCCCGTCGCCCCGGTTACTCCGGCTCCAGTTGCTCCAACAACCCCTGTTGCTCCAGTGGCCCCAGCTACTCCAACGCCTGTTGCTCCAGTGGCCCCTGCTACTTCAGCCCCTGTTGCACCAACAGCCCCTGTTGCTCCAGTGGCCCCAGCTACTCCAACGCCTGTTGCCCCAGTGACCCCTGCTACTCCAGCCCCTGTTGCACCAACAGCCCCTGTTGCTCCAGTGGCCCCAGCTACTCCAGCCCCTGTTGCACCAACAGCCCCTGTTGCTCCAGTGGCCCCAGCTACTCCAGCCCCGGTTGCACCAACAACCCCTGTTGCTCCAGTGGCCCCAGCTACTCCAACGCCTGTTGCTCCAGTGGCCCCAGCTACTCCAGCCCCGGTTGCTCCAACAGCCCCAGTTGCTCCAACAGCCCCAGTTGCTCCAATCGTTCCAGCTACCCCAGTTGCTCCTGTTGTTCCCGCTCCTGTTGCTCCAACAGCCCCTGTTGCTCCAGTGGCCCCTGCTACTCCAACGCCTGTTGCTCCAGTGACCCCTGCTACTCCAGCCCCTGTTGCACCAACAGCCCCTGTTGCTCCAGTGGCCCCAGCTACTCCAACGCCTGTTGCTCCAGTGGCCCCAGCTACTCCAGCCCCGGTTGCACCAACAGCCCC